GGGTGTCAGTCAAATCAATGGTCTTTACAATATCAAGAACCTATGTATGAAACTGATAGAGGAAATATGCAACCAGAATGGGTTTGGTTTTCGTTAATTGCCCCAAACACTACACAATCAGGAAATGAGACAATTCCTGAAGAAATAAAAATAAAATTACTTAATTTAGTTAGTACTCAACCTAATATAAATGCGAATGTTGCCAATGCAATCAAAGTGGCAACAGAAAACAGACTCGTAAAAACGAACAACTTCTCAGAAGATATGTTAAAAAAAGTTAAAGATAGTGCGGTTTACAAAGCTCTTGGTGGGGTTTAAAAAATAATTTAAAACATAACAAAAAAAGGGGTAAATACCCCTTTTTTTATTCGAAAGAAACAGTCCAATTTGGATTTAAAGGATGTGAATATTGGTCCACAAATTCAAATAAACCTGAATTTTTTTCTAAAAGTACGATAGTTCCAAACTCATCTTTTCTTTTATTACGGTACTCAATAATTTCTACCGATTTAAATTCACCATTTTTCAAAGGAATTTTTGAGAAACCCACTACATCAAATCCAAAGTTAAAATACAAATTATTATAATTGATATCTCTATCATTTAAAAACTCATGATTTGAGAAAAATTCACTCCATTCTGTTGAAGGTGAGTCTTCTGTAGGAATAAAGACAAATTCATCATTTTTAAAAAAGTTTTGATGTTTACTGAAACCCTTTGCAGTTGTTTCAGTCTTATTCCCCATAGGATTTACACCATATCTTTCAGGTAATGGGACATAAGGAACATTTAAAGAATCCAAAACGTATAGTACAACATACTCAGGATAAAAATATTGTGGAGTTTGTGAGTTAACCACCAAACCAACCATCACCAAAACAAGAGAAAGGAATAAGTTTTTCATAGGACTTGATTATTTAATTATTTCTACAAATATACACAAAATATTCCTATACACAAATATATTTATAAATAAAGTGAACTTTGTTCATAAACTTTAAACCCACGTTAATGGATAATGACAAAAATGAAACGAATTCTAAAGGAAAATGTTGCCACCTATTGCCTTATGCTCGCAATGTTTTTCAACCCACTAGGATTCGACATAATGTTCAAAGCAATTTTAGATTACACAAGTTCTTATTGGATTACCACAGGAATTTTTTACTGTATTTCAGCATTGTTCTTTGGGTTGTATTTCTTATTACGAAGTAAAAAATGAATATCAAAAAACTTATCAAAAAAGTTCTTACAGAATCGGTGGAAAAACCACTTATTTCAGAACACCTTAATTATCACATAACAAATGAAGTTCCATTGAATGATAATATCTTCAGATTTGGTTCAGAAGAGTTCTTTAATGTTATTAACGAAGCTCGTGAGTTATATTACGAAGGAATGGTTGAGTTAAATGAAGATGATGTTGAACTTATTGAATCTGACTTTGGAACACAGGTTAGATTATCAAGTGGTAGAGTTATTTACTTGGATACTCCAATGGAAGAAACATTTATCTCTGAAGCAGAATATAACGGAAAGAAAGTTGAACTTGGTAAACCAAGAAGAAATAGTGGTGGTGGAAAGAAATATGTTGTTTATGTTAAAAACCCATCAACAGGTAGAGTTAAAAAGATTTCATTTGGTGATGTTAAAGGTGGATTAACCGCTAAGGTATCTAACCCTAAGGCTCGTAAATCATTTGCCGCAAGACATCAGTGTTCTAAAAAGAAAGATAGATTAACTGCGGGGTACTGGGCATGTAGACTCAATCGCTTTGGTTACCTCTGGGGCGGTAAAACTTATCCAGGATTTTGGTAATATGAAACCGTATAAAGATAGAAAACTAACAGAAACTTCAAAGATTAGAGTTTTTAAATCCAATGTTGATAGTGGTGAACTACAATGGCATCGTGATAGAGAAGATAGATTGATTGAAGTGGTACAAGGTGATGGATGGAAATTTCAAATGGATAATCAACTACCTATAGAGTTAACTGAAGGACAAGTATTATTAATCCCTGAAGGAACTTACCACAGAATATTCAGAGGAACGTCTGATTTGGAATTAAAGATTGATTTTATTTAGTAATTCTATCAACGATTAAATCCATAAGTCGTTTTAAGAAATTACCTGAAATTGTTATCAATCCAAATGCTGATAATGATTTAACCAACATTTCAGTATCTTTTATATCCCATATACCTTCAGAGACAGCGTCATATATCATTGGTATAATTGGAACCAAGAATGCATAACTTAACATATTTGTCACACTGAATGCTGATAAATTCAAACTCTTTAAAAAACCTGCCAAAACAGTTTTAAGTTGATTAGCTTTAATTGCTCCCAATTTAAATGGTTCTTCAAGTCCGTCTTCTTTAATCTTTTTAATAATTGATTTGGTAAAACTTCTTTCTTGGAAGAATATTACTGACGCAATACCGGCAGCAATCAATGATGAATCTTTTTCTGTTAACTCTGGTACTTGTCCATTTAACCATTGCATAATTGGACCCATAAACCCTCCAATTGCAGCACCCCATGTAAGCATCATCTTTAAGTTTATTGAAGCATGTGATTTAGTGTCTTCAACAATCTTTTTAGTTAGTTCAACACCATCTTCTTGAACTTCTTTAATCCTATCATTTATTGCTTCAAGGATAATTTGCTTTTGAGATTCTTTAATTATATATTTCATTATATTTATAAATATATGAGTAAGAAATTAAATCCTGAACTTAAACCTGATGATAGAATTGTTGTCATTGAACTATTAGGTGAACCTCAATTATCTTTTGGTGATAGAGGAACTGTTAAAGGAATTCAAAAAGGACCTGGATTTGTTCAGTATGTTGTTAAATGGGACAATGGGTCAAGTCTTTATTTATTGGATGAAGATAAATGGATGTATGAATCTGAGTTTGATGAAATGAGAGAAAGAAAAAGAAAAAAAAATATTCAGGAAAATAAATCAACTGATTTAACACTACATGCGATGTTAGTAAAACATTTCAACATGTTATATTTGAAAAAATATCTAAATAAATTAAGAGAGTCTAGTGTTGTTAATATGCTTGCGGCATCACCATATCTTTATATGGGTAAAGAAAGATTAGCTCACGAACACAAGTATAATGATACTAATGAAGCATTTGATGAATTACTAGATATGGCTAATAAGGCTCAAGGTGAAATGGTAAACGGAGTAATCAGTATAATTGAAGAAGAAAATAAAGAAGTGACCGTAGAAAGAATCAATTCTTATTTAAGAAGATACTCTCCAAAAATCATTTCATTTTACTCAAATTACTTTTAAAGTAAAAACAAAGGATTTCTTTCACCGAAATGTCCACCAACAATGTTGTAGTAATAATATTCTAAAGCATCTTCATAAGACATATCTTTTTGTAATGACTCAAGTATTTTATCACGTGAATAAAGTATTCTCACACCATTACCAAACTCTTCAACAACTCCTGTAATACAATCGTCAAATCCGTCTAATAAAATTGCTCCTTCAGCTAATTCTTCTACTTCTTCTTTTGTCATTTGTTTTTGTATTCTTCTAATGTAATCCCTTCGGTGTCTTTATCACTAATCTTAACTTTAAAGTTAAATCCTCTCATGTATTTTGTGATAATATCTTTTACTTCTTCTACTGTATCCCATTGAATACATCCTTCGTGTTCTTTTGAATATTCATTATCCACCAAGTAGTTAACGATTGTCCCACTTTGAAGTGTTAAAAATCCGTGAGCGTATCCTTTTGGAACGTATACTGATTCACCTGATGTTAAAACAAATGTTTCAAGTTTACCAAAGTCTTTACTGTCTTTATCTAAGTTGATAACAAAATCAATTACTTTTCCTTGAATAACGGAAACTAATTTGGATTGAGCCATTGGGTCATCTTGATAATGTAATCCACGAAATACAAATATATCGTCGTTTATACTAATGTTTGATTGAACCCACTTGTCAGAAAGTTTAATTGGTGTAAAAGACCCACGATGGTCTTTAAAAACTGGTTGTAATAGTTGGTAAGGTTTTTCCATGTGTAAAATATAATAAATTAATATTATTCAATCAACCATATATTTATCTAGAAAACAAATATTATGGGCGCATACTTTTTAGGTCTTTCAGAAGAAGAAAAAAATACAATTAAAGATAAACATAGAAAACCATATGATGGTTATGTTACTCGTGGTTTTAACGAACCAAAAGAACAAATCCTTAATGTTGAGGATTTAGCATTAGATAAAGGTGGTATTACCGTTAATAATAAAGGTGATGTTACCGAATATAGAAACACCAACATTAATCAAAAAATGAAAAAACAATGTAATGAGTGTGGTGGTTTATATGAAAGTGATATGTGTGAGTGTGGTAAAGGTGGAATGTATGAAAATGAAACATGTGAACAATGTGGTGAAATGAAAGAAGGTGAAACATGTGAGTGTGGCACTCGTTATTCTATGGAAGAAATTGAGGAAGGTATTAAAGTTAAATCAAAGGCTTATTTAGTACAAGAACAAATCAATGAATCACTTAAGTGGTTCAAGAAAATTATTTAAGAAAATGAAACTCAAGGAAATCGTTGACTACTATTACAATCCAAAATCTGAAATCATACAAGTTAGTTTTAGATTAAACGAGGATGGTGAAGACGAGATAAGAGAACATGAATTTGAACTGGACTTTGTTGAAAAGTCTGGTTTTTTCATTTTGGAAAACTACGATTACGAATCAAGTGATTTACCAATCATATATGAAGAAGATACTGACGAATTAATTATTGATGAAGAAGCGTCAGATGAAAAAGAATACGAAGTGGATACAGATGAGTTAAAGAATTTTATGGAAGAATTCTATACATCAAATCCAAAGAAAATTCCACCATCGTTTTTGTTCTAATAACTACATTTTTTTTATCGGTAGTGTTATATTTATCTAATAATGACACAAGACGTTGATTACATAATTTCATTGCTTAAA